TAAGTTTCGCGCAGCGTTTCAATCTTTTCTTGGTCGTACTCAAAGTCAACAAGTTGCAAGGCGTAAAGTTGTTCTGGCGCCACAGTTGTTGGCGCAATGTTCTTTTTTACACCAGCAGTTGATGCGGCAACGTATCGCTCAAGCCGATAGTTGGTGCCAGAGATCAGCGTCCAAACTGCTCCACGCCCAGAAGTTGTCGGGCTGGTTGCATCGGTGCTTGGGCCATCTGCAAGGAAGTTTCCGTTTCCTGCGCTGACGCTCAGCGTTGACGAGAGGCTGTCCGCAGCGAAAGCGTCATCCGTCCGCAGCGTCGTAGACGACGAGCGGTAGAGGTTGACGTCTCGTGCTGCCGATCCGCTGCCCCAGAACATTGAGCCGTCCGCTTCAATCAGGAAGCGATTGACTGAATCCCCTGTGACTTTGGCAAGGAAGGCATCGTTGTCTGCGGCTGCCCTTGTGACGTTTATCTGGTTGGTGAGGCTCGTGACGCCAGCAACATCAAGCGTGCCACTCAGAGAGAGGTTGGTCATTGAGAGCGTGCCGTCTACCACGACCGTCCCTGACCCGCCGAGGTTTGGCGTGATCGTCAGCTCGCCGTTGACTTGGCGAAGTCGAGCAGGACCGTAGGTGGCTGGGCTGCTGTTCTCGGCGATGTAAAGGTCGGAGCCGCCTGAGATTAGGCGCAACTCGGCAATGGAGACGTCGCTCTGCGACGAGACGGTGCCAGTCGTCTCAACCTTGACAGAGACAAGGATGAAGGCCGCGTCGGACGGGATGGCGAGCCGCGTGTAGTTGCTGGCGATGCGGAGCGTGTCGGCGCTGCCGATTTCTGCCAGCGTGCGCTCGCGGGTGTCGCCCGTCCCCGTCGTAGTCTCTGCGTCAATCTCATAATACTGGTACGACAGCACAACCTTTGCGTTGGAGGTCGAGGCTGCGTTGATGCAGTAAACCTCTGGCGTAAAGACGAAAGAGCGGTTGCGCGTACCAGGCACTGGCACGAATCGGCTGATTGTCAGGCTGTTCCCGCTGGTCGTGCCACCCGCGATGCGGAAGCGAAGCACGTTGCCAGAGCCAGCCGAGGCGTCCTCAATCACCCGCGCCGTGATGCTCCCGCCGCTGCTGTCGTCAATGCTGAAGTACGGCAGCGGATTGGACTCGGTGACGTCGGAGTCAGGATCGTCAGGCGCAGAGGCGAAGTCACCATTGGCAATGCCCGCCTGAATCTCGCGCAGCGCGGCAGGACCGTGCAGGAGCGCGGTAGCGCCGTCCGAGTCGCTGCCGATGTCTGCCAGCGTGCGCTCGCGGCTGTCACCAGTCCCAGTTGTCGTCTCAGCATCGTTTTCGTAATACTGATACGACAAGACAACCTTTGCATTTGACTCAGGGCCAGCGTCGATGCAGTAGACCTCTGGCGTAAAAACGAATGAACGATTGCGGGTACCAGGCACTGGGACAAACCGCTTGATGGTTAGGCTTTTCCCGCTTGTCGTTCCGCCTGCAATAGTGAACCGCAGCACGTTGCCAGAACCAGCAGAAGTGTCCGTAATCACGCGCGCGGTGATGCCCCCGCTGCTGTTGTCCTCAGTCGTGAAGTACGGCAGCGGATTTTCGTCGGTAATGTCAGAGTCAGGATCGTCAGGCGCGGAGGCAAAGTCACCGTTGGCAATGCCCGCCTGAATCTCGCGCAGCGCAGCAGGACCGAAGAGGAGCGCGGTAGCGCCGTCCGAATCGCTCCCGATCAGGGTCTCGCCGCCGTCTGCGGTGACGTCGCCCTCGTAGCCGGTTAGCCCTGGAAGATTCGTGCCGTACTGCTCAGACATTATTCACCCACCAAAATGCGCTTGAGCGCCTTGCCCATTCTCTTGCGTCGGTACTCAGCCTCAATGTCGTAGCGAACCTGATAGGTGCTGTCCGACTCAAAACTCATTGTGACGGATGCGATTCGCAACCTTGTATCCAAGTCTAAAGCGGAACTTGTGAGCTTGACGTACTGGTTCGGCAGCCACGCCTTGACAAGCGTCCAGGTGCTGGCGTCAGTCTGCGCGTAGCCCTGCGTGAAGCCGTACGTCCAATCTGGCGATGCGGTCTGGCTCAAGTCAGAGCCAGCCAGCGTGAAGTTGACGGTTCGGACTGGCAAGGCTCGCGCTCCAAATGTTGCCCTAGTCACGCGCTGAATCCTTGTCGTGCGGCTGGCAGCCCCCTTGATTTTTGGTGCGCTAAAGACGGAGTGCGGCTCAGGACCGCTGCGCGATGCTAAGCCAGCGCCGAAGTACGGCGTCCCACCATCGTAGGTTCGGAAGTACGGGTCATTCGTCAGCGGCGTGTTTCTGTCCCATCGAGCGCGTGTGTTTGCCGCCTGTACGAAGATACCCTTCACAATCTGATCGTGGTCAACGTCAACCGTGAACGATCGCGCGAGCATTTTGCTCGCGGCGCTTGCCGATCCAGCGGTGACAGATGCTGGGTCGGTGACGATCTCCAACGGAGCGTTGGCGTAGGGTGGCGCTGTTTTCACTGGGCCGTAGTTGATGCGCCCGTCCCCATCCACCCAGTAGCGATAGACCTCGCTAGAAGCGCCTGACGCCTCTTCTGCGATCTGGTCAAGCACGCTTGTCAGGCTGGCTGGCTTGAAGGTTTGGCGTCCGATTGTGACTGCAGTGCCGGAATAGACTGCGCGCGCACTGCCGCTGATCACCGAGGTGTCCAAGATTTGCCGCGTGGTTGCGTCGTTCACTTGGTTGTAGACCTTTGCCAAGATTGCGTTGATGTGGTCGCGGTCGGTTGTGGTGCTGTTGCCGCGCGAGAACGGTCCAACCATCTGCTTGATGTTCGCGCCGACAAAGCCCTTGCGAACGATCGTCTTCTCAAGCCACGCATCGGCATCCGCCACGCTGACCGTGCATCGCGTGCCTAGTCCGTTCGGGAGCAGGCTGGCTGAGACGTTCGTGATAAAGCCGAGGAAGAGCGGCGTGCCAGCGCTGTAGCGGGAATCAAAGAACTGCACCCGCGCGTTGTCGTAGACGCCACCTGAGCGCCACCACGGTCCGCCGCCTGGCGTCACTGGCTGGATGACGTCAAAGGTCATCTGCCCGCCGCCATCCCCCGAGAGCGTCAGGGAGAAGGTCGCAAGGTCAACGTACGGCGTGGTCGTTGCGGACGGCGCTGGTAGGTCGAGAAGGTTTGCGCCGCCGTCTACGCCTGCGATGACAAGGCTAAATGGGTTGGCCACGGCTTAGTAGCCTCCGCGCCGACCGGTGCCTTCCGCGCCGACCGGTGCCTTGCCGAATCAGGGAATCCGATACCAGCTTGTCTTGCTTCTGCGTGCCGATGCTGAAGTCAATGCTTGTCTGCAGGTACGACGAGGTGCCGCCCATTGGTGAAGCGACTCCGAGGTTGCCGCCGCTCAGGTACTGCGTGCGTGCGTTGCCAGAAAGCAGCGCGCCCGTCTTGCTGCTTGCCAGGCTGTTGAAGATTCGGAAGGCTTCGTTGATCCCGTCAATCAGCCCCTTGATTGTTCCAAGAATAATCTTGAATGGGATCAAGGCAAGGTCAATCACCGTAAGCAAGACTTCGCCAAAGCCGCCCTTGAATCCAAGCGTCTTGGAGAGGTCGTCAACGGACTCGAACAGCGGCACGATGTATTTGTCAATGACATCGCCGATTATTGGTCCAACCTCACTGAACAGTTCCGATAGTTCAGGCAAGATGTTTTCCGTAAAGAACTTGAGGCCTTCTGTCACACGAGGCAGAAACTGAACTCCGAACGCTTCAAACTCGTCGTTCAACGCCTCTTGAGCAGCAAAGAACTTCGTGGCGGTACTCTTGGCAACCTCTTCTGCAACTCCTGCGTACTTTTCGTTCGCAAGCCGGCCAATGTCGGTTAGCTTGATGCCATCCTTCAGTTCGCCGAAATACTGCTTCAGCCCCTTAGTGGAGCCGCCTTTCGCCGCCTTGCCGATGTTGAGAAGGATGGTCGCGTAATCATCCCCAGTTGCGGCAGCGATGTTGGCTGCAATGGAACTTGCCTTGAACAACTTCTCCTGATTCTTGAAGAACCGTGACCCGCTTTCAAGCCCCTCCCTGACCTCAGTGTCGGCAATGCCGAACCTGCGAAGCGCCAGAATCTCTGCCTCAACCTTTGGACCGATCTCGTCAAGAGCGAATCCTCGCGCCTTGAGCGCGGCATTCAGGCGGATAATCTGCAACTCTTCGTCAGCGGCTGCCTTGATCGCCCCGATCGTGAAGCCAGCAAGCGCAGTCGCGGCAACAACAGACGCGGTGGCGATCCCCCTGAGCGCGTTGATCCCTGTGCGCTTTAGGCTGCCGAAGCTTTTACCGACGTTGCCCAGTGTCTTAGTCGCGCTGTCCTTTGCGACGACTGCGAATACTGCCTGACCTGTTGAGGTGACCATTTTTTACCCTCTCCGCTTGAACTTGGTGATGCGATCACGGAATACCTTGTCGTCAAAGAACTTTGCGATTGTATCCCAGTAAGAGTTCAGCGCAGTCTTCTGCACGTCGCTGCGGTTGGCAACCTGCGTCACGAACGGACGCCCCTTCACGCCCTTGACTGCCTTCGGCCCGTTCTTGGTTTCGCGCACCGGCTTGATGCCTGTGGTGACGAACCAGCGGTACCAGCCGCCGTTCAGGTCGCCTCGGCTCTTGCCTGGGCGCGGACCCACGGTCGCGGACGGT